GCGAACGGGCCTTCTTGCGCCTCATGTTTTCTCTCCACCTTTGTGTAATCGAACTGAACAACTTCGTGATACTTCGGATCGTAAGTGCTTGGCTTGATCTTAATTCTGCTAGGCCAATTCCAAAAATGACATTCATCCAGAGCCTCGTTAGTTGTGTCAGCCCCAGACGCCAGCAATGTTCTACGTTCCTGATACTTGCTGGCCGCATAGCCCCCGTGATCTGGGCAGAGCCATTCGCTCACAGATAGCAGCCCAGCGTAGTATGTGACCTTGACCGAATCGGGCTTGCCTTCTTTTTTGTGCCTTTTGTAAATAACGCTATCCACGTCAACCCATTCTGGCCTTACTTGCCCCGACAGCATGGCACCAGCATAGCTGTTTGAATTGTGGTTCAAAGTGGGTGGCGGGAATTGATGGCCGCACACATGGCATTGCAGGCAGGCAGAGTGGCACATGGCTTGGCAAGCCTCGCACATTTTAACGGGTGCCTCCCCCTCGCCTGCCCCCGCAGATTGATCTTTTGGTTTTACCCTATCAATAAATCCATGCCGCTCAACATTCTGGCCGAAGTCCAAAACGAGAGCATCAGTCTTGCCTTCAGCAATTCTAGTGCCGCGCCCAACCATCTGGACGTATAATCCAGTTGAAGCCGTGGCCCTGACCAGCGCGACAACATCCACGGCAGGGTGATCAAATCCAGTGGTCAAAACATTTACGTTAATCAGGCAGCGAAGTTTGCCGCTTTTGAAATCGGCAATCGTTTGCTCCCGCACTGCACTGCTGTCACTACCTGTCACCACACCGACATCAATATCGTGCGTCTCAAATTCGTTTGCCAACATATGCGCGTGATCGACGCCAGAGCTAAACACCAGCCAACTTTTTCGATCTTCGCTCAACTCGACAATCTCTTCGACAGTCTTCCGCACCAATTCGGGATCGGACGCAGCCGTGGCTAGGTCACTTTCGATAAACTCACCGCCCCGCTTTTTGACGTTGGTCAAGTCAATCTGGTTCAGACCGCCCTTTGATATGACAGGCGACAGGTAGCCCTGCTCCATCAGCATATCGACGGGGATGTCATAAGCGATGCCGTCAAAGATCGCGCCGCTGCCCTTATGCAAATAACCGCTGTCTAAGCGATAGGGCGTGGCCGTCAGACCCACCACTTTAACCATTGGATTGCACACCTTCAGATCGGCAATAAATCTGTTGTATCTGGTCTCAGTGTTCTTGGGCAACAAGTGCGCCTCATCAATCAGAACCAAGTCTGGCGCTGGCACGATGTCATACGCCCTCTCCCAGACCGACTGGATGCCAGCAAAGGTGATGGGGCGGTCTAAGACCTTCTGCTTCAGTCCCGCACTGTAGATGCCGAAATCAGCCTCTGGGTACAATTCCAGCAGCCCCTTCGATCCCTGCTCCAGAAGCTCTTTTACGTGCGTGACAACTAGAACTCTAGTGTCAGGATAGCTCATCGCATCTTTAATTATTTGCGCGATAATAGCCGTCTTTCCCGATCCAGTGGGTGCCACGATTAATGGATTATCGCCAGCCTTGCCTGCCCAGTAGTTGTACAAGCCATCGACAGCTTCTTTCTGATAGTCGCGTAATTCAAAGGTCATCTTTGTCTCCTTAAATACTTTTGACAAATTGAAATATATTCTGCACTTTCATGCTTGATCTCAGTGGGCCGTGCAAAGCTGGACATTGCGGACTGCATCATATTCTGAACGCCCCCAAATCTTAATCCGTGCGAATACTCAACCTCATCGCAATCAAAGCATTTACCATCGACCATCTCAGCAAATTTCTCACCGCAATCTATGCACGTTGTGGCTTCAAACATTGAATCCATCCAAAACATCACGAAAACCTTTCTTTCAATTCCTGACTGTTATCCTGATTGCGAATGACGCCCTGTGGGGTCTGATACTCCACGAAATCATCGCCAGCGTCTATGATCTCCCAATCGTCAGGCGTCATAAACGGATTAAAGAGATGGCCCCCCGCGCCCTCCTTGCGGCTCCAAGTGCCGTCCCGCTCTGGGGTGCTGTGCGCGTCCGTTCGATCATTAACTTCTGGCAATTCACCGCCGTGGCAAATCGGAATGTAGGAACAAAATCTACAGGCAAATTTGGATGGATCATCCGCAATTCTAGTCGGTGGCTTCTCATCAAATACAATCATCTCAGCCTTGCTGATTAGCGCGGCCCCCTCTGCCCGATCCCGCCTGATCCGCTCTGCGTAAATCTCGTCGTTATTCTTATTAACCGCAAAGAAAAAACAACGGTCGATCTTAGCCAAGTGCATCCCAACCTGACACTGCGCCCAGTAAATCGGCTTGCTAATCCTGACGCCCTTATTTTTAGTCTGGGCAAAGCTCTTATCGTTCATTGTCTTGAACTCAAGCGTGTGCGGCTGTTCACTCTCAGGAAACCCAATGCCAATGCCATCTAGGCTCAATCCAAAGTGACCGCCGCAGGCCGTGTAATTAATCTGTCGGCCAGTCTCTGGATCGACCTCCCACACCTCAACGCCAATCGCCCTCAAGTTTGCCACGATGCGACCCTCCTCGCGGTCACCCGTCTCAAACAAACGCAGCATACGCCCCTCAAAGCTCTGTGTGCTTGCGTGGCGAAACTGATACCACAATGATCTAGCGCACGGGTTGCCTATCTGTGAGCCACCCAAATGCGGCCTGTGGCCGTTATCGCGGCTGGCCTCATAATGTTCGTAAATCTTCTGAACTGTCGTGGGTTGCATGTATTTCTCAAGGTTCATCCGATCACCCCATCAAAAAACGTAAATGCATCTATTGGCACCAATCCGATTGCCTCAACATCAGACGGATCATTTCTGCGCGACCATCCCTCTTGGCTATATTCGATTTTAAACTTTTGCGTCAAATTGGCATAGCCAATCCGATCAGACCAACTGACCACAAACAGGCACGGTACATCGCAGACATCAGTCAAAGATTTAGCCGCAATTAATTTACTGGCAGAAATAAAGCAGTCTGCATATTTATCGTGCTTGATGTTTCTGTTACGCATTTCAATGAATGCTTTTATTTCTTTTCCGTCCAACGCAACAAAATCAAACTGGGCAAACTTTCTTTGCCGCTTCATCGTGCAATTCCATTGCTGCTCCAAAAAAGATGCCAGCTTTTCTTCATTAGAATAATCTAATTCGTTTTCATAAACTGGCTTCATCCGATCACCTCAACAGCAGCCATAACAACCACCAGCAAAATCAACTTAATCATTTCGATCTGTGAAATTAATTCCAACATCTGTCGATCCTCTCTATTTGTGAAATGGGGCAGCAAAAGCCACCCCATCGCAAAATAGATTTACCGTTTCCAAGGTGGGGCGGCAGCAGCCTGTGGAGCCGCCGCAGGAGCCGCAGGGGCCGATGGGGCTGCACCCGCACTTGCGTAGCCCTTAACGTCATTACTGGCGTCATAGCCATTAGACGCTGGCCGTACCGCCAGCTTAACCATCAGCGGCCTGTCCAGCAGTTCCTCTGAATTATGCAGCGGAACCTGCAAGGCAGCGCCAATCGACTTCAAAGTACGAGTTGCGATTTCTACTGCTGTGGCGTTGGGATTAATTAAGTTTAATCTATCGAAGATTATGCGACCAGCGTATGGCCCCTCAATCACCTCAATTTTCAGTTGAAGATACGATCCGTTTTGCGACTTCGTAGGCTTCTGTTCGTGATCCGTAATCACGCACTTATAATTGCCTGCGGGGATCGGCTCAAAAGATGGTGCCGCTTCCACTGCGTCGAAATTGATATTGCTAAAGTCCATTTGAGTTTCCTACTCTGTTAAATAATCTGCAAAAGGGTTGCGGTCAAAAGTGAACGGCAGCGGCTCACTGATGTTAAAACGATTTTTGGTGATGCTTGCCGCCTGCGGGTGGCAGATGATCTCGCGCTCACCAGTCGAAATCGCACGTTTCTTGTCGCCCTCGCCGCCGCCACGAACAAAGGTCTTCAGCCTGATCATCGCCACAAGATCGACATTGTCTGTATAGTTTGCCAAAGATTTACGATGCAACCGCAGCGTGTATCTTGAGTAACTATCCGTATCCGGTAGCTCCAAATGCTCTGTATCGGCATGGGCAATGAAGATTATATTCATGCCCTTTTCGTATGCCAGTGATCCAGCCCAGTCTCTGATCTGCCTGTGCTTTTCAGCCGCCGCAGATTGACCAGCACCAAAACCTCCCGCCGCCGCATTGATCGACTTGGCCTTGGGGTCAGCCGCCACAATCTCTGCTTCAATCATAGTCGCTAACTGACTGATCGAATCAATGATCAGCGTCTTGTGCTTGTGGTCCTGCGTGGCAAGCGCCTCAATGGCATCCAGAACGTCTTGGCTGGATGTGGACAGTGGGAACAGGCTGACGTTGTCATTGCCCGTCAGGCTGGCCGTGCCGTCCTCTGTGCGTATAATCACAGGGTTCGGGAACATTGACGCCAGCGTGGTTTTACCCATGCCGCCCTCCCCAAACAGGGTACAGATGATTGGCCTCTGCCCACTTGGCTTCGACAGACTTTTCAGATCAATTGCCATTATACCTCTACCCTCC